CATACTGTTGTATTCTTCGGCAGGAATTGTAACCGTATATTCACCTTCAGTAAATTCAGATTGCAAATCTCTTGCATCAACATAGAGCTCTCTTCTACCAAATCCAGCGGAAGCATCATCGCCAGAAATTAAGATCTTTCTATCAGCACCGTTACCTTCGCCAGCAACATATGCGATGTTTTTCTTATCCTGATCATTTGTATAATAAGAGCTCGTAATTATATCTTCAAGATCTGTGCTAAAGACAATTGAGTCTGACCTATCAACACCTTGAATAACTTTGAATATCAGCTTTTTAGCTTTCGGTCTGAACAAAATACAAAAACCAAGCTCAGAATTGGCGGCAAGGCCTTGTACCGTATCATATACTTCATCACCTGTCTTCTGAAAGCTGATGTCATCTCCGAGAAATTCATCTTCTGCACATTCCAAAAACGGAATCTTTCTGTTCGCAATAACTGGATTAACGCAGTTGCTATTCACGATCTCATACATTGCCGTTGACACTCTCTTACTGGTGCAACGGTATGTTCCCCAGATTATCCTGGTTGTCAAAATCATTTCAAGCGTCCTGCCCTTTACTTTGAATACCTTTTGCCCATCCTCTTTTTGGTTGGCTGTAATGTTTTCAATGATAGCAGCGTTATCGCCGCCGCACCAAATAACATTTCCCTTTTTAATCAAAGTTGTGTTCTCAGGATTAACCGGTGCATTCAGCTCAAATTGAGCATAGCCATTGTACTTATCAGGCCAAATCAAGCTTGTGTATTCATTAACTTGCCCAAGTGATTCAAACGTTTCATCGTCAAGTTTAAAGACCTCAATCTCAACATTCTTTAATAACATTCTTGTACCTCCAAGAACTTATTTGTAAAGTACACAAAAATGTCAAGATTGTCAACACCTTCATCTGCATCGTACCTAAACAAATTATCGCCTACTTCAAGTTGCAGCCACGTACTATCAATACGCTTATGCATATAATAGTTTGTGAAGTTTGCGTTTCCAATTCTACCTCTGACACTCTTTTCACCGATGTTTGTGTTGATGACAACCTCTTCGTCTGCGACGAGCGTCTTTGTTATTACAAGCTCTTCTTGTGTGTTTACATTTATCAGTTTCGGATTCACAACAGTGCCATTAGATCTGAAAACAATTCTCATACCAATAGCCACAGAACCTTTATTGACAACATCAACGATCAAACTCTTCGTTCGCTTACCAAAAACGATGCCTTTGTCAGACACGCTTTCAGAAATAACAAGCGGAAAATGGAAAGACGGAACAGTTGTCACAAATGGCATTTGATGCTCACTCACGTCAGCAAACAACGGATTAGGACACGTTCCAGCTATTTGAAACTTCGCAAACACATCGTTGTTCTCGTTATAAGCAATGGAGTACTTTACAGACTCGTCAGGGAAAAACATGATCGTATAATTGTTGTAAAGCAAATCGATTGCCTCTTGAGGGTTTACAAACGAATTTAACTTTCGCTTCAACGAACTCATTTCGCTTTCGCTTTGCGCAACAACCCATCCTTCAATAACAACTTTTCTTGTATCGAGAGATGTGTTCGTAATAGTTGCACCAATTTGATTTACGTACTTGTAAGAGTTGTGTTTGCCTTTTATTGTTCCCCAATCGACAGACTTGAGAACAAAGTTGGGAGTTGACACCATATCCAAAATCAACTCTTCTGAATTTTTTACTCTTCTAAGAACAATTCTTTCAATCATAATGCCAACTCCTTTCTTTAAAATCCTTCAGCAAGCTCACGCTTTGCTTTCTTCATCTGATATGCTGCTTCAACTTCATCAATAGGTTCGGGACTATTGAAGATGAACGTGTCACCATTACCAGAATCACCACTTCTGTTTTTAATGATTTCCTCAAACACTTGAGTTTGTCTAGCAAAAGCGTTATTGGTAATGTAACCCAACTCATGAGAAGCTTTGGTCAATTCATACGTTGCCTCAACCATCGGGCGAATAGCCTCGTTAACAGCACCAAAGATCATCCTCATCAAGCTTTCAGTTCCAACAACAGTTTCACTTCCTGCTTCACCTGCACCAAGGAAACGACCTGTAGATGCATCATAACCGAAAATAGTAGGCGAATTCAGGATCATGCCACCGTTCATGGCTTTCTTGTACCATTCAATGCTCAGCTTTGGCACACTAGGAGGGTTCAAGCTGAACGAACCTGTAATGCTAAAGTGAGGCATTTTCAGCGGAGGGAACGACCATGAGAAATCAAAGAAGCCCTTGATTTTATCAATTGCATTTTGAACAGTGGTCTTTGCGGAATCAAGCGTATTAGAAATCTTGTTCTTAATACTATCGAAGACGTTTGTCACCGTGGTCTTTGCCGATTCAAAGCCAGATGCAATCTTCGACTTGATAGTGTCAACAACAGAAGTTACCGTGGTCTTTGCAGAATTGATTGGACCAGAAATAGCCGTCTTTATTCCGTTCCAAACATTAGTTGCAGTCGTCTTGATGCTGTTCCACACACCAGAAATAAAATCTCTGATACCGGACAGAATCGGCTCGATGAACGCTTTAATTCCATTCCAGACATTCATGATGAATGTACTGATTGCATTGAGTGCAGTGGTAACAGCAGACTTGATAGTCTCCCACGCTGCGATAATTGTTTCCTTACAATTCTCCCAAATAAATCTGAACGGAAGTGTAATAATCTGGAATGCTGCATCTAGCAAGGAAGCAATAAACATAATGCCAACTTGCACTACATTTTTGATCCCATCCCATACACCGGTGAAGAACGACACAATTCCATTCCAAACATTCGTAAAGAATGTAGAAATAGAATTCCACGTATCTTCCCATGTCGTGCCAAACCAGCCACAAACAACATTAAGAATGCCGAGCAAAGTATTTCCAATATTTTGGAACCATGCAACTATTCCATTCCAAATAGACTCAAAAATTCCCTTGGCTGCAGTCCATGCACCTTCCCAGTCACCTGTAAACAACGCTTGGAAGAAATCCCAGGTTCCAAGGAACACATTCACGAACGTGTCGAATACGATTGCAATATAGTTGAATACACCTTCAAAAACAGGTGCAAGGAAATCACAAAAACCTTTCCAAATAGCCTTAAGGACTTCACCTATATTTTCAAAGTCAAAGCCAAGGCTGTTAAGTCTTTCAACAATACCTGAAGTTAGCTTTTCAAATGTTTCCTTTACCTGATCCCATATTGCAATGACCTTATTCCTGAATTCCTCATTGTTTTTCCACAAAGAAACAAACGCTGCAATTACTATAGCAATAACAGCCGCAATTGCAAGCATCGGACCTGTGATACCAGCAAGCGCACCGGTGACCGTACTGATTGCTCCTGGTATCTTTCCAAACATTGTGACCATGTTACCAACACCGGAAACGAGGTTGCCAAAAACAAGAAGCACCGGGCCAATAGCAGCGGCTATTGCGGCAAACATGAGGATCGACTTTTGAGTCCCTTCATCTAAACTTGTGAACTTATCAACAAGTTGCGTAAGCCACAAAACAAAATTTTGTACATATGGAATTACCAAATCGCCAAGTTTGATTGCAAGGCTTTCCAGACTGCCACCCAACTGCTCAACTTTGGATTGCAGATTATCCTGCATAACAGTTGCAGTTTTCTGAGCAACACCACTTGATTCATCCATACTTCTGGCAATTGCATCATACTCTTCCTTTGTTAGGTTCAAAATAGCAAGCAAACCAGACATTCCTTCTTTGCCTGCAAGAGTTGCTGCATAGCTTGATTTTTCAGAATCCGTAAGACCGTCAAACGATGTGCGAAGGTTTTCAACAATCTCATCAAGTGACTTCATTGTACCGTCACTATTCGTGGCAGAAATGCCAAGCTTATCCATAGCGACAGCCATTTGATCAGTAGGCTTAACAAGGTTTGTCAGGATGTTACGCAACGATGTACCAGCTGCGGAACCTTTAATACCAGCCATAGACATAGCTGCAACGGCTGTTGTTACGTCCTCAATACTAAGGCCCATCGCTCCAGCAACAGGTGCAATATACTTGAAGGTCTCACCAAGATCCATGATACCAATAGTACCACTATTCGCAGCTTGTGTGAGCAAATCAGCAACTCTTGTAGAATCAGATGCCATCATACCAAAACCGGTAATTGCGTCTGCTACAATCGTTGCGACAGCTGCAAGGCCTTCACCAGATGCAGCAGCTGCATCAAGCACGCCTCCCATGCCGTCAATGATCTGTTGTGATCCCCAACCTGCTTTTGCCATTTCAGTCATGGCTGCTGCAACTTCACCAGCGCTAAAAGCTGTAGTTGCACCAAGATCTATAGCTTTATCTTTTAAGGCATCAAATTCTTTTCCTGTAGCACCAGAAATAGCTTTTACCTCGGACATTCCTTTTTCGAAGTCCATTGCTGTTTTCAAGCCTACAGCACCAATGCCAGCAAGCGGAACTGTTACTGTTTTAGTAAGAGTTGAGCCTACAGAAGATAGTTTATTGCCAACACCGGAAATGTTATTTCCAACTGTCGTCGCCATGTTCCTGGTTTGCGTATTCGCTGCACTCTGCGCACTTTGCAAACCGGCTAGAAATCCAGAAATATCAAGATCCAAATAACCGGTTGCAGAACCAACATTTGTGGCCATACTCTCACCTTCTTTCTTGGTTAGCCATTTTCATAATGCTTGTACAAATCTTTGAAAGATTTAAACTTCAACTTGAAAGAAGGCTCCTCACCTTTTTCCATCTTTTGAATTATGTATGCACAAGCCTCATCAAAACAAAAGGCAGTGTATGGGTCGTAAATGTCAAGAAGCGTGCTGGGCCGGCATTTATATGTGTTTGCCAAACCCAGCACGCTTAGTATTTTTTTACTCCTGACGAAAGGACTCCAAAGCCTTTACGCCGGCCTGGGAGTAATTGAAGATTGCCATCATCTGGTCATCAGACAACTGCAAACCTGCAGCTTCGATTTCCTGCATAGTGGGCTGAATCAGAGCAGACTCACAAATAATATGCATGATGTCATACATGTCACTGAGCATGTTCGTATTATCAGCATCCAAGCCAGCACCACCCTTAGAGAACAGCTCACCTGCCGCAGTCAAAAGTGTGTTGGGGATTTTACCACTCTTAGCAAGGACCAGCATACTCGGTCTACGAACACGAGCAACAAAAGGCTGACCTTCAGAGAAGTCAGGGAAACGCACAACAGTGCCGGCTGCATACGACTGCAAATCAGATACAGAAGTGACGTTCATTGCCTTGTCGCAGTTAACAGGCTGAACACTAAACGCAGTGGCAGGCTGATGTACGCCAGCTACGATACCCATATAGCCATTGTTATTATTTCCGTACATGTTATCCATGTTTTTCTCACTTTCCTTTCGTTATTTAAACGTGATCTTAGTCAACCAGTGTCGGCAATGCTTCAACGTAAGAAATATCATACGGAGCCTCACCGGTCTTGGGTGCACTATTGATGGTATACTCGGGTGCACGGAACACACCGTCTTCG